TCTTCAATTAAATAACCATCGTCCGACGCTTTATTTAAAATGTTAGCCGCCACGGTTTTGCTCCCGAGAGTAAATCCTTCATGCCCACCTTTCGGCCTAAAACTTAAGTCCGATGTAATATTAATTCTAGCCTTCTCCCCATCCATTTGAAACCACGGCTTCCGAGCATGAAATATTTCATTTCGTCGCATACCAAAATGCAAGGCCAACCCGAGCAGGGTTCTTAAATCTCCTGTGCTATCTTCCCAAAGCTCGAATGTGCTCTTAATTAGATCTTCGCTCGGGAGCTTATAATTTGTCTTCAACCCGGTAAAGAATTCAGCATCCCGCAGATCATCGACAAAAGTCATATCGTATTCTTTAAACAACTTTTCGCGTGAGAACATTGCTTTGATCTGACGGATCCGACTGTTAATCGTTCGCTTCCGACTCGCGATCTTGGACTCATCAGTTATGCCATCGAGGCAGACATGTTTATATTTTAGGATAAAATCGTCACATATCTGAGACATGTCGAAATCATCGACAGGTTTTTTCTTTCCCACAACTTTTCGAATGAATCCACCAAGGCTGTCTTTGTAACCCTTCAAGGATGAATCGCGTAGGCCAGTGGCCAACTGATGCTTCTTTAATATCGCAAGACATTGGCCAAAGGTCGGAGCGGGAGGTTTAATCTTGGCAAATGCTTTTTTATTAAACATTTGAAGAACCTCATCAAAGGGGTATAGCATGAGATGTCCTCGAATGGTGTCAGCCATTTTTAGAGCCTCATCTCGGTCTAAACCGAGAGGGAAGTATCGAACTTTTTTTTCGACGACTGTCTTAAATGTCCAACCCCCTTTTTCTGACCGTTTATAGATCTTAGTTTTCCTCGAAGATGTGGCGAATGTGTATCTAGTGGTGTGTGATTTCATACCACCACAGGTAGTGTTTTTTCTCATGTTGTCCAGTGTTTATGGGGTTAAACCCTACAACTAGTGTCTCTAAAAGAAATTTTGAATCCAGCGCGTCTACCAATTCCGCCATCCGGGCAAGTTATTGAATAGCAGCAACTTGACACCAGTGTAAAGCCGTGTTATACATTAAATATGGCTCGAATGTAGCGACTTTGTATCGAGCCATCAACAAAAAACTATTATGAAAGATTGGTTAGACAAACAAAAATCGCAGGAGAAAAACATGCTCGATGCGGTATCTATTCAAGCTAGACAGGTTGCCGACGACCTCGTTCCTCAAGTCCGCTTATGCGCTTTGGAAAATGAGATGGTTGCGGATATCTTGATCAAAGTTCATTTTGAATTTGGAAAAGAAAAAACCGAAATCTGGAGCGAGGGGGCTGTTGATTTTCCAGCCAAACAATCAGTGTCTCAAATGTTTGAGCTGACCTATGGCCCAGAAGAAAAAAGTTTGTAAAACTCTAACGGACCTCGGGTTAATTCCCGAGGAGGTTAGGATGGCATTTGGTATACAGGAGAAGAAGCCGGAGCCTGAAAAGAAAGGTTACCTTTTTCGTCCGGATCAAAAACGGATGATTAAAAGGATGAAGAACTGGGAAAATTTAGTGTATGCTCGGTTTGAAGCCGGGATGCACCCCAAAACAATTGCTCGTTGCCTGGGTGTTTCTGAAGAAACTGTGCGCGTACGGCTTCGAAGATCGGGCTTTTTTGAAAAAGCGGACTCTACGCTGCCTTAAAAATATCCCAATTTTCCCGGTACTTCTCGGTAAACGATTTTGTTTTAGGATCGCCGGGGTAAACCCAGGTGGTAACTCCTTTTAGGATTTTACAGGGTAATAGGTAAAAAATATCCAATGGGGCGATATAACCCACCACAATATCGACTTCTTCGCAGTTAATTACTTTTTTACCCTTCTGACCACTACCTGTGCTCAGTCGGTAGCGGGGGATTTTCCTACAACCTCCCTCATCTACCGAAGAACGGGTACCTTTAACTTGAACTCGGAAAACTTTACCGTTTTCGTTTACAACATGGCAGTCTTGCGGGAGATGATCTCCCGCTGGAACAAAGACTTCCAAACCTCTCCCCATAGCCTGTGCAAAAAACTTATATTCGTACACCGCGCCGGATCTTTTGTTATCTACAGTATTACTCACCTTTAATCCTCCAGCCGTATTGTAATTTTTCGGATCGGTTCACCCAATCAAATCCTTTAGAGAGCATATGACTCAAGCCCCAGCCTAATTTTCTTGGGGTTAGCTCTTTTAGGAGTACACGATTATTTTCATTGGCAGAGAGTACAACCATCAGCTCGGAGCAGGTTCCTTCCCAACTATCATCTTTTAATGTTCTTCTGAACATGGCCAGAATTTCAATAATGTGGCTGTATCGACTGTCAGCTCTAGCCCGTGATTCCAAATCGTAGTTTACAAAGGCTTTCACTCCAAATCGAGTCTCCAAAAGCTTAGGCTCAACTTCATGGGCCAAAAGCCAAGCGGCGAAGGCCGGAAGTTCAGCGGATACAACATGCTTAATGTCTTTGGTGAAATTAAACCCATCATTGCATTTGAATACCATGAGCTTGTCCTTGATTGACATGTCCAAATCTGGAAGAAGCCTCATGGACACTGGGTCATCATTAAGCGTACAGCTGATTCTACCACGCCAGTAGACCCGTCCAGACTTCTTAAATTTACCATTGATCAAAAACGTGTCATTCGCGATATGCTCTTTCAGCCGAGCGGTGAACGCTGTGTGCATCGCATTCGATGCGGTTGGAGCTTCGTCGTCCACAAGCCACATTCCGTATTCAAATAAGTGATCCGTCCATTCGCTCTTACCGGTCAGATATTCGGATGCCTTGATTCCACCGCCAAATAATCCGCCAAGTATAATAGTGTTATACAGAGTTTTCCCGCAATTAGGAGGACCGACTAAAAAGTGTGCGTGTCCACGCTTCGGACTCCCAGCGTGCGCATTTACGTACGCATGCTTGAGCCAAGCTAATTCATACTTCAATTGTTTTTCGCCCAGCATATGAGACATCCATTTTGCAATGACTGGAAATTCGGCTCCCCATTCGCCCGCTTGATCGGCGGGAGTTAGTGGTCGAACCCGTGCCGTATTGAAATACGTACGGTTTTCATGCTTAACAATCTGAGACTTTACAAAGCAGAAGGGTAGGCCAGCTTCGACACGCTTTGCTGTATTAACCTGAAACAAAGCCTGTTTAACTTCCGATACATTTTCATGACGAGCGGGGCGGCCGGAAAGATTATGCCGGCATTGCATGTCTAGCTGGCATTCTTCTTTATTATTTATGAAATAAGATCCACTACCATCCTCGATAAAATAATTCCGTCCATCATACCAGTAATTCTCAATTGCTTTGCCAATCCGTCCGACTTCATAATTTCTTACGAATTCATTGCTCGTAATCTCAGCCCATGTGTAAAAACCTTTAGGCATGTTAAATACCTGCATGCCGGTCTCACGAACGATTGCTGCATTCTGAGTCTTATGCCCTCCACCTGGATCCCAAAAGGTCGGTCCTCGGCTGCCTTCCACAAATTCCGTAGGCCATTGGTTATCTGGCCAAACTCTTTGAATCTCTGCGTACACAGCTTCAAGTGGGATGACAACCCCGTGACCACGGAAGTCTGAGGACTTTGTTGTTTCATACTGCCAATAGTGAAGCATGGCTGTCGAAATCCGTGCCTCAGGACTAACCGCTTTCCAATCATGTCCGTGCAAAAGATAATGTTGTCTTTTAAATATACCGGAATCAAATCCGCGAGCGATTGCATCTCGCCCATCAAGCTTCAGTTCTTTGGCCAAACGTCCAAGGAATTTTTCATTGGTCTTGCTGCCATGGCAAAAGATTGGATCTTCAAAGAACCAAACTGCATGAATACCTCCGCTATAGCTTCGGGATATATAATTAACTGGATATTCATGATCAATCATCCGACGGACAATTTCCTCAAATTCCTCATCGGTAAAATCAGCGTCCCAATCAACGGTCACGCCATGGAGATATCGCATCGGATTAGCTTCACTAACTCGCTGGCCAGGATCCACCCCTTCGCCAGTTGAATAAGCGCAGTAAACTGTGCTCGGGCTTGCGGCCCATGCTTTAAACTCGGTAGTGTTTCTAAACTCAGGGAGATCGAATTCGACTTCCCAAGGTTTAGATTTAGAGACTTGACTAGCCCTGAGATTTGGAATCGCGAATAGCTCCATGTTTCAATACCTCCTCTAGTACATTGTTAACGGCTAGTTTTAAATCCAGTTCGTGGCATGTGATATTTCTAATCTCGTAATTAACTAGCTCGGAATTAATCCCAGCTTCCGACACATGATCATCCGGAGTATCATCCAATCCGCGAACGACTCGAACAATAACCCCGCCATGAGCCCGAATCATCGCGGCTTCATTAGGGAATCGTACATCGTCGATTACATAATTTCTTTGAGGCTCCAAGTGAGTCTCTAATGATGAAACCCATATGTTTTGAGAAACTAATGTTCTCCCAAATTCTGTGCCCAAAAGCTGCATCAATTCCCGAGGGCTTTTACCGAATTTAGGAATTATTTCTTCCTTTTTTTCGGGATTGTAGAGTTCATCATCAGTCAGGCCCATGGCTGACAGCATTAATTTAATGGGGGTTGCGAAACTTTTAATTCCGTAATCCCATTCTTCCGCTATTATTCTTGCTACGGATGATTTTCCACATCCTTTTTTCCCAGTAAGTCCTATGATCATTTGGTGTATTGTTTTGTAATTATTGCATCGGATGAGATTGGTACATCTTTCATCCACATGGGCGGTGTGCTCATGATTTTTTGTATCGCTTTTGTGGCGTGTTTAGCTCCCGCTTCGCCGACTTCAACTACCACTTCATCGTGTACATGAAGAACGATATTGAACCCCGCGTCGGTTAATCGATTCATGATGAACCCAAAGCAGTCCCGCGCCAGTGCTTGAACACTGTTCTGAAAGAGGTTAGCTCCGTACATTTTAGTCCGACGAATCGATCCTTTTTGAGTCGCGCATGTCACCCCGTCAGGCTCATGCCTACAGCGAAAGTACTTAAGCGTACGGCCAGAGG